CCGTATGACCGCCACCCCGCTCTACACCCGGTTGCTCGAGCTGCTGCCCGACCAGCCCATCACCACCGGCACGGTGCAGGCCGTGCACAGCGACGGCACCGCCACGGTGGAGATGCCCGGCGGCGACCTGGCGCGCGTGCGCAACCCGCTGCAGGCGCAGGCAGGGCAGGGGGTGTACGTGCAGGACGGCGCGGTGATCGGCGACGCGCCGGCGCTGCCCTATGTGCTGATCGAGATTTGAGCCGGAGCACCCCCACAGCATGCCCACCACCCACCTCGACCCCGTCAACGTCGCCATCGCCGTGGCCGGCGTGCTGTTCGGCCCGGCGCTGGCCGGCGTCATCGGGCCCTATGCCGTCATCATCCTCAGCGCCACCGTCGGCGCCGCCTGGGCGTTGGGCCGGCGCCCGGCGTCGCCGCGGTTGGGGGCGGCGTGGTTCTTCCTGCGGCTGCAGACCACGGCGGTGCTGATCACCGTCAGTCTGGCCAACCTGGCCGGGCGCTGGCTGGGCATGGAGGACCACACCTGGCTGCTCGCCCCCATCGCGCTGCTGGTGGGCGGCGTGGGCGACGACTGGCCGCGCGTAGGGCGCTGGCTGGTGCTGCGCGGCTTGCGCCTGTTCGAGCGCCGCGCCGGCGGCGATGGTGGAGGAGGGCGCGGCCATGGTTGATTGGGATGTCAATTTCATGAGCTGGAGCACGCTGCAGCTGCTGGCCATGTTCAATTTGCTGCAGTGCCTGGGCATCGCCTGGGCGTGCATCTGCCGGCTCAACACCACGACGTGCCGCGCGTACTGGCGTGCGCGCCTGCGCTACGTGCTGCTGCTGGCCGGCGCGCTGGCGCACGGCGGGCAGCCGCTGCTGTTTTCCACCCTGCCGGGGCCCGGCGGGGTGATCTTCGCGGCGACGGTGCTGGCCGGCCTGGTGCTGGGCATGGACCGCTGGCGCACCGCTATTCACCAGGACAAGCCATGCACGTGACGCCTTCGACCATCCAGTTCTGGCCCGCCGGCCTCACGGCCGCCGCGCTGGCCGCCGCCACCGGCGCCACGCCGGCGCGTGCAGCACGTTGGCACGCGCCCATCGCGCATGCCTGCACGTTTTTCGAGATCACCATGCCAGTGCGGCTGGCCGCGTTCTTGGCGCAGATCGGGCACGAGAGCGGCCGCCTGGTATACACGCGCGAGCTGTGGGGTCCGACCCCCGCGCAACAGCGCTACGAGGGCCGGCGCGATCTGGGCAACGTGCGCGCGGGCGATGGCCGGCGCTACTGCGGGCGCGGGCTGATCCAGACCACCGGCCGCGCCAACTACGCTGCAACGCGCGACGGCCTGCGCGCGCGGCTGGGCTTTGATGCCGTGCCCGACTTCGAGGCGCACCCCGAGCTGCTGGAGGATGCGCAGTGGGCGGCACTGTCGGCGGCGTGGTACTGGGACAGCCGCGCCTTGAGCGAGCTGGCGGACCTGGACAGCGACAGTGCCTTCGTCGCTATTACGCGCCGCATCAACGGCGGCACCAACGGCTTGGCCGACCGGCGCGCGCTGTGGGCGGCGGGGCGCGCTGCGCTGGGCCTGCCGCCGCTGGAGTAGCGCGATGCACGTGCGCTTTCTGACCGAGCCGCAACTGCGCCCCACGGGCCACGGTGCGCAGTGGGAGCTGCTGGACGACTTCGTGGTGTTGATCGAGGACGATGCCACGATCCCCGCCCCGGGCCTGCGCACCATCGTCGTGCCCGGCGGCTTCGCCACCGACCTGGCGAGCGTGCCGCGCCTGCCGGCCGCCTACCTGCTGTTCGCCGGCCGCGCCCGGCGCAGCGCCATCTTGCATGACTGGCTGTACGAGCAGCGCTACCCGCGCGCCTGGGCGGACGCCGTGTTTCGCGCTGCGATGGGCGAGGAGCACGTCGGGCCGCTGGCGCGCTGGGCCATGTGGGCCGGGGTGCGCCTGGGCGGCTCCGGCATCTACGCCGAGCGCGCGGCACCCGATCCAGACCCCGAGCACTACCGCCCGCAGTAATCCACCCCAACCGCCAAAGGGATCATCTATGCGCAAAACCATTCCATTGCTGGCCATTGCCATTGCCGGGTTGCTGGTCCTGCCTGGCTGCGCCGGCTCCAAGGTGGGCGCGGCCTGCTATGTGCCCTGGGGCGTGGCTGGCTCTTGCCAGGTCGTGATCGACAAGCAGCCGGACGATGCAGACGGCTCCACGCGCTGACCCGCAGCGCGCTGAGGGCAGCCAGCGGCGCCGTGCCCGCCAGCTGCAGCAGCGCCAGCGGCGCGAGGATCGAGAATTGCTGGCCAACATGGGTCGCCGTGCGGAAGCCGGGCGACCTGAACGCGACAACGACCCACCCCCGCGTGTTGACTAGCGGGGCAACAAGAAAAAGCCCCGCAGGCAAGCCTGCAGGGCTGTCAGGGGTGCTAAGCGCTACGCTTGGTTGTCGTCTTCCCCCTCTTCCCACCAGCGGAACGCGCGTTTCGGAGGCTTGGGATAGATCCGCCTGCCACCTACGGTGATCCAGGGGCGATAGACCCACCGGCCGTGCTTCGGGGATTCGGGATGGTTTGTACTGGACAT